TGAAATCTATTGGAACGGTCATCTTCACACCTTTCTCTCCATGAATACTCAGAGCAAGATTTGTAACAACCGATGCCAGTTGTGCTATGCCAAACTCCTCTCTCCACCTGCCAATCGGATCTAACTTGTCTATAGCCTCCCATTCCTGCAACTGTTTTAAAGTTAATCCCCTGTCTACCCTATGTAAGACAGGGATTCCAAAAATATAATAAGTCTTAACAGCACCCTTTAATAGATGATCAGGGTGCGTTATACCTAATTCTCTACATAGTCTGAATTGGAACTGCCGACTTGGTCGGCTACGGAGTTTTTTACTATCGCCTCCTTATCCTCTTCAGTTATAGCATTCAACTTCTGTGCGGTATTTATGATCTTCTCTAACCGTTTTGCACTCATGTTCCTACTCAATACAGGATAATCCTTCGGTTCAAGGATCGCACCTCCCGCTTCATCGCATAACGTCACTACTGCAAGTTTCGCCCTAAAATCTTCAGTAGCCTGTTCATAACTCACAATCATCCCTTTTGAGTCCCTGTTCTTTTTTAACAGTGATTGTTCAAACACATCCCTCTCATGTCCTGTCATCTGACGGACATATACATAATCGCCATTGTCAAATTCAACTTTTACGATCTCAAGTTTTTCCTTTGCTAAAAGATTTTCTTTGCTTAATAAATTTCCCATGATTTTAATTTTTTTGGTTAAAAAATATGTTTAAAAAAATATCCTGATTAGATAACTGTTGTTAGTAAGACGAACCTCCTGTTACAAATATCACCTCACCACTGATCTTTATGGTGCAATCTGCTGATATTTTATCATCTGTCGGTATTGACAGAGGGAGTTCCGTTACCAGACCTTCAAACTCCAGTGAGGAGAGTGCTGTGTCTGATAGAGTAATAAGATACTGATTTGCTACCGCACTTTGAAAATCCTCCTTAACGGCTGCATAAGAAGCAGCAGTAAAGTTCATTTTAAGCGAAATAGTCCCAGCATCCCTGAATCCAGTAATAAATTCCCGATAACCACCTGTGGAGTCAAGGGACGTCACATCAAGAAACGCCCTCGTCATACTTGGTCCGGTTATCGAATTGACTTCTGCCAATGCAACGTATTTTGATCCGTCCCATCTTTTAAAAGTCGTTCCTACACCTGATACTGCGGCACTTGCCATTTAGTTTACCTCCTTTTTAAATTTTACACAGTTCTTCGCTGTGCATTAAAGTTTACAAAAAAAATTGCATTCCCGTTATCGTCCCATTCAAGCAGTGCGGGTCCACTCGAACAATAGATAACAGAATATAAAGTACCGTTAATAGTTGTCTGATTAACTCCATGCAACGAATCCTTTATCTTTTCTATCAGACTCCATCCGTCTGAATATTTAATATTTCTTACTCTCACCTGTATAGAAGGGTATTCATATCCTACTGCATTAAGTCCCAGATATGGGGGGAATCCTGGTGTGTCATATATTGTCACACAATTAATAGGTTTGGCAGGTTCTTTCCCTACAAACAGGTTAGCACTGTAATCCAATCCCAAACTTGAAGAATCATTTGTCGATTCGTCATAGTTTTCCAGATACCACTTTATATCAATAGCAGGACTGTTCATTTCATTATTATTACATTTTTCCTGATAACATCCAATACTTTATCCCTGTTCCGATAAACTGCCTCCTGAAACCATTTAGCACCAGAACCAGATCTTTTAAACTTTGCTTCTACATTCTCATGCACATAAACGGCATAATGGGCACTATATCCCATTACAAGCATTATCCTCCCAACTGCGGCAGCAGATACACACCTTGCCTTATTCTCTGCAACGGCAGCAACATGATCCGTTGCCATCCTTGCAGCAGTAGCAGTAAGTTTTGATGGAACATTTGAACCCTTTTCCCTTTTAACATTCCTGAATCCTGTATTCCATTTATCATTTGGCATCTTACCCTGTGCCGTTGTCACAAACCAACTGGAACGCAGATTACCTAAATCCAATGGTGTTATATAAGGAGTCCTTTCTGTATCTTCCCTTATCATTGCTGCTGCTTTTATCAACCCCTGTATGCTCGCACCCTCTATCTTTTTTACTTCAAGTTGCAGGTTCTCCATTATCTCCTCAAACCCGAAGACATGAGTATTGGGAAATAATGCACTGTATTTTAATTTCTTTAACCTGAACTGTGCCATTTAAAATCCTCCAAAACTTAAACTTGGTGTCAGATATGCCTTACGCAGATAATCACTTGTCGAACCCAGCGATGGTGTCTTCTGAAACCTCTTTATAAAATATGTCTTATCCATACTCTTGGGATGCGGTAATGCCCCTTCACTATTTTCAGTATTATAAGTATCATACAGATAATCCAATGTCCCTAAGAACAACATCCCTTCCTCATCCAAATCTTCAAGGACATAGACTACTGCCCTTGATGTTATCTCTGTACCCTGCTTATCTGATACAATCTGATCCATATTCTCCCATCTGCAAGCAATCTCTTTTGGTTCATTGAAAGTAAACCCTCCTTCCCCATCATTGACAGGACTGCCCCAGTAAACACAAATATCAACACATAACCGATTTAAAACTGCCTCTATATTCATTCGTCAAAAGATTCTATTGCATATATACTGGCTGTTGACTTACCAAGACTTGCTATTGTCCCTGTCGTATCAAGAATAAGCAATACCTGCCCGTAAGGAGTGGATTCAAGCCGTTTCCCCCACTGTCCTGTATATTTAACCGAGGCATCACCAACCTTCTCATCACTCGTACTGCGAAAGACTGTGCTTGCTATAATATGTGCAGCAAGATACTTCTCCATCTCTTTCAATACATCATCCCCGAAGGTTGCCCTTGTGGATATAATATCTATCACCAGGGTTGCTGCATCAATAATTGCGTTTACGGTAGCAGTATCCGTAGTACAACCATCCATAATCAATTTAACTTCTGCCGATGTTACTCTTGCTGCCATTATTACTCCTTTCTTTTATAATTGGATTTCTACCCCATAAAAGCTTACTTATAAATTCAAGTGCTTTGGTTTCCCATTTTAATCCCAGCCAATCGCATAATTCATAAAGTTGCTGATAATCTCCGTCAACCATCCTCTCAGGCCATATTATCTTATGATTGACTCCTTCATTAATCATCTCAATAAATTTCTTCTCATACTGTTCCACCCACCATAACCATGCCTTTGTCTCATTTTCCGCACCAACGGCTTTTATATTATCAACATCCTTAAACGCCCTCATGTAACCTGTCTTTAAACAAGACTGGATAATATCACCTGTCCTGCGTCTGACGATGATCCATTTCGCATCAGGGAATGATATATTCCAGACCTGCCAAGTTAAGCATAATCTTGCATCCTTATACATCCATGCACCCTTTTTATACCCTTCATCCCGCATAACCTGCTCTACCCTGTCCCTCCAGTATGCAGGTACTGTCACTGCCTCACTTTTTGGCAGAGGATACTGGCCTTCAGGATCGGCACATACCATATCAAGATAAGGTTTCAAAAGTGATTCACGTATCGTATCATTACTATACATCCCACGTTTTGACATTATGCCCCCAAATGCACCACATAAGTTTATAGTAGCAGCAATCATAGAACTCCCGCTACGAGGTATCCCTGTAATTAACACTGGTGATGGCATCTTTATCATCTATACATAGCTTTAACCAATTCTCTTTCCTTATTCTTTTCAATACTGCTTACTACCCTTACTTTTTGTTGCGGATGCCTGCGGTAATAAGCTAAAGTAGCATCACAGTAACCTATCTTAAATCCATTTTTTAAAACCCTGAGATTAAATTCATATTCTTCTGCCGTATTCAGTGTTTCATCCAACCTTAATTCATCAAAGACTTTCCTCTTATACATCAATGTTGCGCTATGGATTGGATTCTTTTTTAACAAATCCTGAACAGTAGGAATTTTAACCCAAGGATGGAAAAAAATCTTTTTATCTGAATCTTCAAAAAACTCCATTGCATTACCATGAATAAAATCTACTCCCTGCTGTTCAATAGCATTAATTGAATCAGTTATGCAATTTGGAGTAAGCATATCATCTTCATGCAACCACCTGATATAATCACCTGTTGCCTGGTCAAGAACCTTATTAAAATTCTCAGGCCAATTACCATCTCCCTGACTAACTAATAACTGACAATCCTTCGGAACACTATTTATAGCATCTTTAAGCCATCCACGATCGACCTTATATGGAATTATAATTGTGGTACGGGCTGTTGCACTTTTTGTTTTCGTAATTCGCATGACTTTATTACTCCTTTAGATATGCTTAACTTATCTTCATATTCTATTATTTAAATGCCTGCGTATTCCTTTACCCATCCTACATATATTGCATCAAATATTCTTGGTTTGCCATGAAAACATACAACATCAGTACCTTTTGCAAGTTCTGTCAGCAATTCGCCCCTTCTTGGTTTAAAATCTATGATAGTATTTGTCAGTTGCTGCCAGAATATGTCCTGCTTAACTACTTTCCGGAGATAATAATCCATCCTGTTGCCTTCAACAGTTTTCCATGAGTTCCATATCTGCCTTACCTTTTCCGAATTGGCAGGAATCCAGACAAGTCCCGTAGCCAACTGTCCTTTCTGGTAGAAATCTTCTAAGGGGATGAACATGGCTGGATTCTTTACCAACTCAAATATATTTTCCAGTGAATTAATTATTGCAGTATCAAGATCAACATAAAGATATGGACGGTATTTCTCCATCCCAGGACTATAAAGCATCATACGTGACCATGTGCCAGGATATTCATTCGTAAGAGTAATAAAATTTATATTACCGAGGTTATAAGTACCCCCATCCCATAAACAAATAATGCGTGGTTTCTCTTTTGATTTCCATTTAGTATTAATATGAGTAGTTATTAACTCCACATCACGAAATGTGAAATCCTTACTTCTTTTTAATACTATAACTACCGTTCTCATTCTTTTACTGCTATATAATCACTCTTTTCTTTTGTAATAACATATCCTAACCCTGTCAATAAATAATCTATATCCTTCATGCCATTAATACCATAATGCTTTGCCTTATCACCATACCTTGTAAAGTTCTCCACAGGAAATGACCAATCTTCATATTTAACTATATCAATATGTATATTTGTAAAATCTATTGACTTTATGATCTCTACATCATATCCTTCAGTATCAATCTGCAAATATCCTATATTAGTTATTTTATATTTCTTGCAAAGTTCATTAAAAGTCATACTGATTGCTTTTATCTCATTGAAATCATTACCCCAGTCATCCATAGGAAGCAAACTGTAATGAACATCTATATAATTAACACCTTGATAATATTTCCCAGTAGAAGTAATGATATTCTTAGGAATTACCAACTTGACTATACCTTCATTTTTATTTGTTATTGCCACGTTCTCTATAGTGACATTTGCTATTCCTTTATAATTATTAATGATCTTATCATTTAAGGACTTATTAGGTTCGACAAGTATAACTTTAGATGGATTAGATGATTTAACCATTGCATTAAACTCATCAGCACCATTATTAGTGCCAATCTGAATCATAACCTTATTTTGTCCTATCTTAAACATGAATAATACGTTCTCTCTCTGTTTTCTTATGTAATACCCCGTTTTTCTTATATAAAGCATTAAAAACAGGGTCTATCAAGTCATATACCTTCGGATGCCACTGGTGAATGACTGAAACATCATCGGCAATAACCATTTTTAATCCTAATCTTCGTACCCTATCAATAAATTCATTATCCTCATAACCTATTCCCATAGCATATCTCTTATCAAATCCACCAAGTTTCTTAATACTATTTCTTGTAAGGGCAGCACAAAAATGATAATGAACGGGACGATATTTTGAATGATTATACCATCCCACGAAATCTATTACAGACTTCTGTGGCAATAACTTAAATGTTTCAATAAATGAACCGTTCTTAAAAGATATTGCCCCTGTAAGATATTTGGTCATCCCTTCATTAAAAGAATATGCAGATATTGAAACATAATTGCTGTCATCAACGGTTTTTGACACATAACTGATCACATCATGCACATGCAGGCACTCAGGATTTTGAAGAACGATAATATCGCCTCTTGCCTCTTCTATCCCGATATTATAAGGAATACATGAATTAAAATACCATTTATCCTTTGGTTCAACCCTTACAACTTTCAGAAAATCAAAATCCAAATCTTCCAGTCTTTCTTCCTTCCTGCTACCATCATCAACGGCAATAACCTCAAAATCCTTATAAGATGACTTTGCCATTGATTTTAAAGTCTCAATAAACAACTTCTTTCTATTGTAGTATGCTATAACAATACTTATCATATATATCCCTCCTGTTTCAGAATAGATGTCATACTACATTCCTTGCCATATCCACCATTATTAATATAATCCTGACTATACTCATGCCCATTAAACCAATGAACACACATCACATTCTTGTTATTAATAAGTTCAAGATTATCCTTATAATAAAGCTGTTCCAACTCAAAAATAGAATACGGATAAAATGTTTCATATCTAAGTGCAAGAATCTTCGGATACGTTTTCGTTATTGTTGCCAGTACAGGATATTTTCTATTCAATAATTTTGTACTGAATCCCATATGCCCATACGGTTTTCTTACCCTTCCCTGACTTTCCATAACTGAAAGAAGAAACAGGCTTCTCGGCCTTGATATTATATTGGAAACGGAATGATGCCCATCAGTCAAATTGTAATAACAAACTGTTGTATCAAAATCTCTTGGATTTCCAATACAGTCAATATTAACAAATTCACTCATCGGTTTTAACCAGATGACATCAAAATCAGAATACAGACCACCTTCCCTGTAAAGGATATTCATTCTGAAAATATCCGAACCCTGTATCGAATGTGCATCTCTCTTTATTCTATAATCTGATATATCAATCTTTATAATATTAACGTATGGAAGTTCCTCAATCATATAGAAATAATCCTTCCCGTCATAAATTGACACAAACTTATTCTTTCCAAGTTCTTCATTAACCTGCTTTGTGCGATAAACATTAATCTTCCAATCAGGGTTATACTTATGAAATGAAAGGATAGTAAATACCATTAACTGAGCCATTGGTCCTGACCCGCCAAAATAAAGATGACATATTTTTGGTATCTTATCCATTCATATATTCATTTAATGCATCTTTCCAATATCTCATCGTAATCCCTCTCAAATGAAGTTTACTGTTTAACAGACATTCCGATAAAGGTCTTTCAACAAAATAATCCTTCATATCCCCTGAACTTATCTCTATGATCTTTGTTTCATTACCTAATATCCTTATTATCTCCCTTGCCACTTCCAATCTGCTTGTCTGTCCCTCGCATACACAGTTATACACTCCCCATAACTCACTCTCAATCAATTTTCTTACTGTATTTGCAAAATCAACAGTATATGTAGGAGTACCATACTTATCATTCACTACATATATCTCTTTTTTACCTGCCTGATCTTTTATCTTCCTGACAAACTTCTTATCTTTAATGCCACCACCCATCATCCATCCTGCCCTGCATACCAGATACCTTTTTGCATTTTCAACAACAAATCTCTCACCCAAATATTTAGAACGACCATATACAGTATTGGGATTAGGTATATCCCAATCATCAAAAGCAGGTTTATTCCCATCAAACACACCTCCACTACTTATATAAAGTATCGGGATATTAAGGATATTGGCAATATATACTGCATTTTCAACTGAGGTGGTATTCGTCTTATATGTATCTTCTATGTTTTTTTCACAATATTCCAGATCAGTATGTGCCCCAAGATGGAAAAGATAATCAGGATTGAAATACAGAACATCCTTTTTATATTCATCAAAATCCCTGAAGTCAAGAAAATTAAGCCATGATTCATTAACGTCCTTATCGGTACATTTAAGGATGTAATTATTCTTAAACTGTGAATAGAAAGCTGTTCCGAGCATCCCACCGCATCCTGCTATGTAAATCTTTTTCATTTATATTTCATAGGATAATCAGTACATACTCCAAATGCTTCTTTAATATCCCATCCTTTTGCCAACTCAGGCATCACTGCAATAGACTTCTTTGATAACAGTAATCCAGGTGCAGTCCATAAGTAACCTCTTGTTGTCAATGCAATATCTTCTTCATGGTAAAATAAATTCATATTCTCATCCCCATAAAGATGAAGATAAACCATTGCCTCTATATTCTTACAATGTATCCATAAATGTTTATTGACAAGAAATGAAAATTCTATTTTATATTGTGGTTTATCATGTCCAAGATATATATTATCAGGCATATGCCATACATCAACCTCCACATCAAATCCCATACAAAGAGTATTCATGATATTATGAGGCTGATTCTCCATCAACTTACTTGAACCATTGACATTTCCACGATGCGAAATTATTTGCATATCATTCTATAAAGTTTCCAATAATTATAACATTTAATCAAATCTTTTTCACTATTAACCTGTCCCCCATCTAATATTATCTGCCATGCCTCAAAATTTTTAACTTCACTGGGAGTACCAAAACTCAGGACAAAATCATTCAGATAAGAATAAACCTTCAATCCATCTCTTATTAACAAATTATAAACAAGTGTAATATAATATTCCCCGTTAAAATTCCTGTCCTCATCAATAAGTTGCCTGAAATATTTAGTTACATATTCACCTTTCCCGAAATAATAAACTCCTGAAGATGCATGCTCCTTCAGATGATCCTTAGTATAACATGACTTCTCTTTTATCTCCAGTATCCTATTGTCTCCAGCCAACTTAGAATGCGCCCATAATGTTGAACTAAGACTATGTGGATGAAACCCTTTACAACTAACTAAGCAACCATCTTTATCTTTCACATATTCTTTGAAGAAATCATAATCCCATGTAAAAGGTGTATCACAATACGAAATGATTACAGGAGAATCCTTTTTTATATGAACACTTCCAGATATAATAATTGTAAATACAGGACCAAGTTTATGAGGAGATATAGGAATAATGGTACATTTTTTAACATAATCCTTCAATATCTTTTCCATATCTGTTGACCGATAATGATCTATATTGCATATAAAAATAAATTCATCATTATCTTTATCATACATATCACAGACATACTCAATAACCCTTTTCCCTCTTATCTTGATCAAAGGTTTAGGTTCTTTATAATCTGCTTCTACAAACCTACTGCCTGCCCCTGCCATTGGAATTACTATCTGCATTCTTTTTGCATATTAAATATTTTATTTTTCCAGAAACTAAAACTCAACTTATCCCAATTCCATTTCCTGTTATGATTCTCTATAAGCCAGTTAGTAAGAAAATGTTCAGTTACCTCTTCCCAACTATCAACAAGACAAATAGGCAGATCATTAAAATAACTATTATTAATACATCGTATCTCAATAGGAATAGACCCCATATACAAAACCTCCCACGGCCTGTGAGTGCTTATTCCATTACCTGCAGGACATATAACAAACTTATGATTATATACATTATCCAGATACCTGCAAAACTCCCCTGCCTCTGCCTTGTCTTTCTCATCAGGAACATAAGACGTAACAAAGGATTTATTACCAAGTATATCATAAGGAACCTTTCTTACTTTCGGATTAGGATATATCCTATGATCCATATAAACAAGATTCTTGATATTCTTAGGCCCATTTAATTTCTGAACCATCTTATCTATTTTATCCACAGGATTTGGTTGGAGTAAACCTGTGAACCATATATTATTCTGAAGTCCTATAGGAATAGATTCTACTTTCGGATTATCAGTATTCACATTTATAGAATACCATTTAACAACATTGTCAGGAATGGCATATGAATCATCAATACAATAATCACAATTATGAGATATAAGGATAACCTTTTTGGTATCTTTTATAATTTCAAGTAACTGTCTCTTATAATAATCAAATCCCACACAATAAATAATATCCCCATCCTTTAACGATTTAACATCAAGAGTATTTTTGATCCTTGCATAATCATAGGCATTCACCGTAGGTGGTGCATAAGTATAATTCGCCAACTTCTGAAACTTATCTCCCTGAATCCAATCAGACATTTCTTATCTTATTTTTCCAATATTCAAACGACAACATCTCATTATTCCATTTATCAAACATCTCCCACATATCATCAAGTAAATCTTTATTTATTTCTTCCCAGTTATTAACATAGAGCACAGGCAAATCATTATAAAACCAATTATTGATATTTTTAACCACAATAGGCACTGTTCTCATATAAAGGCATTCCCAGAATCTATGTGTATCCAGTCCATTGCCTTCAGGACATATCATATACTTATGATTATAGATATTATTAAGATACTGATCGAACTTAGTGCCATTTTTACCAAATGCCTTGGTAACATAAGGTTTATTCCTGAAAATCCTGTATAGTTCTTCACGTTTCTCAATATTAGTAGAGATATTATGGTTCATATAAACAAGATTCCTATATCTCTTGGTCTCAGTAAGTTTCACAAGCATCTTATCCCTCTTCGATACTTTCCTGAACCACCTGTCATTCTCAAGTCCTATTGGAATTGATTCTATCCTTTTATCAACAATATTCACATTTTGTGAATACCATTTAAGGACATTTTCAGGCAGTTTAAAGGACTCATCAACATTAACGTCACTATTATGGGTTATAATAATTAACTTCTTAGGAACGTCTGCAATCACGCTAAACAACTGTTTTGCATAGAAGGTATGAGTATATATCTTACTCCCATCTTTTAACTTTGACAGATCGAGGGTATTCGGAAGTTCATCGTAGTCATCCCTCATCTTATCCTTTGGAGAATAAGTGAAGTCTGCCAATGCGATAAACTTACTACCTTGTATCCAGTCAATCATACCACTTTTCTT